GTAGAAGATGCAACAAACCAAAGGTCTTCGTGCATTGTCGGATATGTTGCCGGTGTACTATTTATTGTTATAGCCATTATTTTCCATTTTATTACCTATTTGTCTAATTTGTATTTGAACATCACCACCCATAGCGGTTGCCATTGTAGTAAAAAATTCTTTATTGAATACTGCCTTTACTGCGTTATCAAAATATGAAGTAGTTTTTAAACCATCTCTTTTTATTGCCGAAGCCGTTGCGTATGCCAATGCTTTCAAAGAAGTTGCTTTATCCACAACCTTTTTTAGCTTTTTACTTTTCGTCTGGGTTTTTGTTAATTTATATTTTTGTGTTTCACCTGATGCCTTTGCCTTGCCTAATCTATACCATTGTAGTATTGAAGTAGCCATTTTTTTATTAGGGAATGGAGTCTTATATTGATAAGGTGAATCAGACTTAACTCTTTTAGGCTTAGCATTTACACCGCCTGCACCTCGCACCCCTTTATTTATAAACCTATAATAAACTGAAGCAGGATTGTCTTTATCATATCCTAAATACATTTCATAGTCATTGCCAAATTTAGTAACCTTTGGAACAACCAAGTCGCCTATCTTACCAGAAGCTATTGATCCTGATTTGTCAAGGTTCTTTTGAACTTCATCATTAAATTTTTTTCCGTAATAAATAAGCATTTGTTCGGCAACAGGAAATTCTGTTGGATCAATCATATCATAAGATTCCCCAACAGATTGTAGAAAGCCATCTCTTAGCGCTTTTGCCTGTGCTTTTGCTTCACTCATATCCTTAAATAGCTAAAAGGGATTCAAATACCACACAAAAAAAACCCCCGCTATTAACGGGGATTCACAAAAAAACACAACTAAACTATAATCTTTTGGACTGCTCTCTGTCGTAGGAATTTTTAGCTTTCATATACGCCATAGCATTCAGGAACTCTATTGTATTCATTTCAAAGACTTCTTTAATGCCGATATTTTCTTGGGCGGCAACAAGGTAACAGGTATAATGCCATCCATAGACTTTGATAAAAGCGCCACCACCAAATCCGCTTCCGTTTGTTTCATCCCCGCCTTCGTCATCTCCGATATCATAAAGTCCTGAGAAACTTCTATCCAATTTTTGTAAACTTGATAAAAAAAAACCAACGAATGATATACGTCCACAAACTTAGCCTCTTGCATATCTGCTGAATATTCCTCGTGCTTACTCGCATCATATTTATCGTCAACCCATTTCCCAAACCAATTACGCCTCTGGGGAATAACCATTGAAGCGGCTATCTTATGTAAGTTTGCTAAAGTATCTTTGCTAAATACCTTGCTTTCTATATACCTTGCCGCAGGCATATTTTTAATATTGTAATTTATCCTGTAACGCTTTTTATTTACCTCAATATAATCAACAGGCTTGCCTTCAATAGATTCGTTTAAAAACTCTAATTCTTTACGCAGTTCCTTTAATGCGTTAAGCGAAAGGCTATCTATCTGGTGTTCTGTTAGCCCTGTTACAATACAAAGCCTATGCACTTCCGCATCTAATTCAGTCCAATCCTTATCTGGGTTTGTTATCGTTGGCATTAATTGTTGATACTGCCAAAGGGTTAATTCATTCCATTTCATAGCACGAAGTTAAATATATTTCATCAATATCTGTGTCCTTTTCTAATATTTCATCAATCTTATTTAAGACATCAGCACAATTAAAAGGTTGCCCTGTTTTGCATTGCTGATCCACCCAATCCCGAAGTTCAATTAATTCTTTCATAAAAATTTTTTTAGTCCGTTTGCGCTTGTCATTATTGCCTCTGCTCTTTGTGTAAGGCTTTCAATCTGGCTTTCTAATTCTGCCCTATCCTTTGTGCAATAATACCCGTTTGAAGTACCCATTACAGGCAAAATGCCCTCTGACCGAATAAAGTTAATTATTTTTCTTAATCTGGGTTCGCTAAATAACTTGATGCCATACCTATTTTTGTTTTCGTTTATTGCGTTTACAATATCCGCAGCCTTAATAGGATTGTCTTTAGTCTTAGTGCTTAACCCCTTAATAATCAAAGGCACAAGTTTCTTTTCGTCCTCTGCCATTACTTTTGTAATTTCCTCAAAGTTAGTAATCATATTTTTTTACTTTTGATTTCATTAACAATAGCCTGTATTAGCCAATAGTTCATAGTCTATATTTTATTCTGAATAGCATTCCAAGTTCGGTATCGTTTGAATGCTTGGTTACTAATTTACGAATATTTGCTAATTCAAACTCATTTTCAGCAATAGTTTTTTCTAATCTTTGTATCTTTTCTATAAGCCCTTCTATCTCTAATTTATCCAGAAGGGATTGTTTTAACTCATAATTACTTTTCATATTTATCTATTTTAGCTTGAGCAATTTGGTTATCGGCTTCCTTATCAGCCTCAACGTCTTCCTCGTCCTCGTCTTCCCAATCGCAATGCTCTAAGCATTCAGGACAAATCCCGATTTCTTCAAAGTTTGTATGTGCGCCGCAGCAAGTTGAATATGGCATAGGTTATAAATTTTCTATTAAAGCCGTTAGTAATAAAGCGCCGCCCATTATATACCAGAACCATTTTCCGCTTAGGCTTTCTGCTTTGTATTGCTCTTGTCTTTTTTCCTGTAAGGTTTTTAATCTGTTCATATTGTTTTTTTTAAGTTTTAAATACATGATTTTAATATTTCTAAACAAAGATCCTCTGGGATTTTACTTCTCTCATAAGCACCTTTCAATCCCTGTGTTCCTGTGCTTGAACCTCTTGGCGCTGCGATATGGCAATCATCTCCATTCTTACACATAGGTCTTGAAATCCAATTTAAGCTATTAGTCCATATATCAGTCGGCTTCATCCTTGTATCTCCATATTGACAATACGTTACCCCTTGCCTGTTCAAGTTAGCCATTATAGGCATCTTGCGAAGCATACCTCTTGGATTTTCTATAAAAAAATAAGTAGGTTTCAAAGCCTCAATTATTTGGATTGTTTTTTTTACTAATTCTAAACCAAAGTCTGCGCGGGGATTTTTAGCTATATAATTATCCCCATCTTTAGTCCAATTTTTTCCGATTGCAGCAACACTAAAAGCGGTACAAGGCGGGGATGCCCAAATAATATCAGGTTGAAATGGAACTTTATTAATATCAAAATCTAATATACTTGTAACATAATCAATCTTTTCAAAATTAATTAAATCACTTGAAAAAACTTTATATCCTAAAATTTCAGCTGCCTTACCTATTGAACGACTACCTGCAAATAATTCTAATACTTTCATTTTATTAGCTTTAATAGTTAAAATGCAATAGTCATAATTGCTTCATTAAATCCACCTTGATATTCCTTTTGCTTAATACCTTTTAAAATAAAACCATCCAAGATATCGTTAATCATATTTTTAGGGATATTAATTGCTTCTAATACAGCAAATGCAAAAGCCTTTTTAGGATGCATTTGAAAACTTATTTTACTTTGTAAATCTTTAGAAATATAAGTATAAAGTTTTGTATTATCCTCGTTTGTTTTGATTTGCAATAATTCCATTTCATTTGCAAATTCTTCTACATCATAAAAGAAGATACTCGGTGCTTCAAATTTAGTTTTGTCATCTTCCCAAATACCTACATAATGACTTTCGCCATTATAAAAACTATCTTTTTTAATAATAGCTTTTCTTCCTAATTGTAAATTGTAGTGTTCGTTGTTAATACTTACTACTGCTTTTTTAATTGACTTTTTCATAAAATTGTTTTTTTGTTTTGTTATACAAATATACACCTTTTATACATATTTTATACATATAGGGCATCTTTTTTCTTAAAAAAATGTTAAAATCTTTAAGCCTTTAGAAATCAATGAGTTATGTAATTAAGCAAAGGCGTACCGCCCTGAACCCCTTTTTAAGTTGAAATTCTGCCACGCTAAAGCCAAAGCCATAACGCAATCGTCGTGGAAGCCAGAAGGCGCTGAATAGCGTACCCCGTTAGCCGTGAACTGATATTCAAATACGTCTAATTCGTCAACAATTACCCCCTCTGGGTAACCTATCTTGCCCTGTTGGATTGCCTGCGCTAATCCCTCCATAAGTTGCTGCTTAGATTGACTTGTGAACTTTAAGCCCTCAATATTTACGCCCTCCCTTATCAAGTCCTCAAGGATAGGATCACCTACACCCGTGCTATCTGCTAATATAGGCGCAATAGGAAGCCTTTTAATGTTTGCCTTTGTATTATGCCAATCCATCTGGAAGCGGTCAAAATAAGCCACGTTACCCCCATTGTCAAGCCCTACAATAACGGTGAAGTCAACAGACTTGGCAAGGTCAATCCCATAAGCCACAATTTGCTGCGCTGAAATCGGTTTGATGCATCTTTGTATAAAGGCATTCCCAAAAGGGTTCGCGCTATTCTCTGCGGGGTTTGCAAGATATTCCTGTTCAAATACTACTTCCGGTAACTGCAATCTTGCCTCGTCTATTTCCCTTGTATTAATATATGGATTGTCGTAGGTACTGAATTTAAAACTGCGCCAATCATTCTCGCCCTGTTTCATAAACATTGAGTAAAAAAAATTCTTACCTCTGGGCGTGGATAGGAAAACCGCCTTGCCTTCATAATCAGTTAAGGTTGGTCGGATGCTATTTTGCCATCCTGATTCTAAGTCAGGGATAAATGCCGCCTCGTCTATAATTACTAAATGAAACTTGCGCCCTCTTAAATTATCTAAGCGTTCGCCTGTAAAAAATTCTATTGATCCGTTGTTAGGGCAATAGATTTTAAGATTGCTAATATTGTTTTTAAATGGGATAGCAGCCGTTAGCCTTTCAAAAAATGCCTTTGCCAATTTATACGTTGGTGTTATGTATGCAACTTGTCCGCCTGTGATTGCTGCCTTGATTCCCATTATCTGGGATAGTTCTGACTTGCCAAATCGCCTCCCGCACATTACGACAATAAAACGCCTGTCGCATTCTAATATTTTCTTTTGATTAATATGGGGGTTTGGTAATTCTATGCGCACTATAAAATAGTTTTGCCTTCAACAAATACAACTTCAATCTTTGTATCTTGTTGAATATCATATTGTTCTTTAGGCTTCCCATAAACTCTGGTTAGTAAAGTATCTAAACTATAAAGGCTGCCTTTTTGTAGGCTTTTATTCATAGCACCTGCAATCGTCTTTTCTAATATTGTTGCCTTTGGGTTTTTATAAACTGCGTTAAGTTCTTCCATATCCATTGACATCATTACTTGGATTGTGTCGTTTATTTCGCTCAGCTTATAACCCTGTTCTTTTAATAGACTAACATACTTTCTTGGGCGTCCGTTTGGGTTGCCTGATTCACCTGGCTTATATGGTATTAAATGTTCTTTGCTCATTCTGTTATTGTTCTGTTTTAATATACGCTTGTCCGTTTATTTTTACTTCTAAAGTAGGATCAAGTTTTTGCATTCTATCTACAATTACTTGGCAGTATTTAGGATCTAATTCCATACCATAACATTTCCGTTTAAGTTGATGCGAAGCTACCATTGTTGAACCAGAACCAAGAAATACATCTACTATTATATTACCAATATCAGATGTAGCCTCAATTCCTCTTGCTGCTAATTCTATTGGTTTTTGTGTTGGATGAATATAATCTTTACTTCTATGATCTTCTGTTTCCCAAGTATTGCCTTGTCTTATTCCTCTTAATTTTACTTTACCTTTAACTGCATAAATAGCAAATTCGTGCTGATTCCAAAATGATTCTAAATCCCCTAATCCACCTGCTTGTTTAATCCAAACTATACAATTTGTAACTTTATAACTTTGTTCAACTAATGTAATCCATTTTGAATAAACATCCCATCTGGTCCAAACATAAATTGCTGAATTATTATTTAATGGAATAATTGGTAAAAATGAACAATCAATTACATCATCATTTTTAATATAGTCAAATTCATCTTTTCTTTTATTTGATTTATAATTTATTCCATAAGGCGGATCGGTAAAAATCATATCAGCATTTTGTCCGTTCATTAGCTTTGCCACTTGGTCGCTATCTGTACTATCCCCACAAAGTAATCTGTGTTCTCCTATCTCAAATAAATCGCCTAATACAATATCGGTTTCTATTCCACCATCAGGAACTGCAAAGTCATCTTCTTCTGCCTCTAATACGTTTGCATCAAAGTTTGGTATGTCTAAACCCCAATCGGTTAATTCTTCTGCATCCCAATTATTTGCAAGGTCATCCCAATCCCATTCGCCATAACCTACGTTATCCTTTACAATAAATTCTTTTTGCTGCTGCTCATTCCAATCAACTATGTCAACATTAATTTCTTTTATCCCTGCTTCCTTTATTGCTTTTAAACGCATATTGCCACCAAGCACAATCATATCTTTATTAACTACAATAGGTCGGACATTTAGCATATCTGGAAAGTCTTGTATTGACTTTACTAATTTTTTAAACTTGTCATCTTTAATTAAACGGGGGTTGTTGGGGTTAGATATTACTTCCGATATCTTTACTTTTTTTATCATAGGTTTATTTTATCTACCCTGACCTCTGTATGCTTTCGGTTTTGGGCTATGTTTATTGAAGGATTTCTTAGCGTGTCCGCATTTCCTTTTACCAAAGTTAACCTTTCTTGAATCACTTTTAACTTTTGCCATCTAATTTTTTTTTATGTTCTTCAATTAAAAATTCTATATAATGCTTTTTATCCCCGTATTCAATATGGCAAGTTCTACAAACCGCCATCAAGTTTTCAATCTTATCTGCATCTGTGCTTCCCCCCATTCCCCTTCTATGTATGTGGTGAATATCTACCGCTCTACTTCCGCAAACCTCACAGGGCATAAAATCTTCACCTCCGTAACCAAAATAATTAAGATATATTTTAGTGTGCTTTTTCATTATCAATTTGTTCAAGTTTCCTCTGCGCCCAAGCCACGCCTTCATCACCACCCCAAGCTAACCACATTAAAGCGCCGCAATCTTCTTTAGGATCACCTTTACTATTTTCCCTGTGTCTTTCAAAACTTGACATCCTTGCAATCGTTTCTCTGGATATATTTTCGCCATTAGCTATTTGATTAGCCCTTGTCCAACCTACTAAAGTTCCGCAACCTCTGTCGTTTTCTTTTTTTATATTCAATGCCCTACGAGCATTTGACTTTGCCGCCTCTGGATAATCATTATAACTATTAACCATTGAAACCCTGATTGCAGCCCATACGCTTTGAGCCTTTTCTTCGGTATCAAAGATGCAAGCACCTGTACCAATCCTGTATTTTCCATTTGAACATTTAATTACCGGCATTTCCTATTAGTTTATTATAAATAGCAAATCGGCTCTTATTTACAACGTGCAAGTTGAAGTTAGTATTGCAATAATCATAAAGCGCTTCGCCGTAATGCGTTCTCGCGTCCTTATCATTAACTAAAAGTTTGATCCAATAATACCAATCCTTTTGACTATTGACGTGGCAAGCAGGATAAAATCCCCTGTAAGGATGCACGTTGCTTACAATAGCAGGGTTTTTCTTTGATGCCGTTTCTAATACCTTTAAATTTGATTTCATTGAATTAAACTTATTGTCAACCAAAGGAATAAGGCTTATATCTGAATCACAATAGGCAGCCATATATTCCGTAACGTGATTAAAGTTATATATCGTTGGGTTTAATTTAAGCCCATTTGTAAAGGATGCTATCATTCCATCCCAGATATGCTTTTCGCCTTCATTGTAACCGGCTATGATTGTACGCACAGGGAAGTTTATTCGCTTCATTGGGTTACGCAGTATCTCTAAGTCTTTGCCGTGCGTTCCTGAACCGGACCAAAATAACCTTACAAGGTCTGAAGGCTTTTTATCTAATAGGAATTGTTCTTCGCCGAATGGTATTGCGTTAGGTAATATTTCAACATTTTGATTTAAGTTATAAATTTCTTCTGCTAATCTTTCGTGCGTGCAAGTGCAAAGGTCTGCTATTCTTATCCAAGCAATAATCTGTTCACTTACTTTATTCTCTTTATAAGATTCTGATAGTATATGCGAAGCACCCAAATCCCAATGGTCGTCATTATCCACAATTAATTTGAAGCCATATTTTATGCGCCATTCAATCATCTGCTCTGGCGTAATATTATGCAGCATTCTATTCATTACAACAAGGTCGTAATTATTTGAAATCACTTCTTCGTTTATAACGTCAGTCATTAAGCAATAATCTTTTTGCATATTGACTATTGGCATCAGGATTCTATGATAAGATACGCCGCTACTTTTGGAAGCTATTGCTAAAATTCGCATCTAATATTTTTATCTATGTGGTAAATCTTTTGGTATTTTTCCCAGACAGATTGCGCCCTTTGTAGGCTTTCATCTTTCATAGCCCTGTACTCTGTGCCATTTCCAACGTCGTGTCCGATATGCTCGCTTTTTAAATCCGGTAGGTAGTAATTTGTAAACCCTGCAATGGTTGCCCTTTCTGCAAAATCTCTGTCTTGCATTCCATAAGGATCATACGCTTCATTGTAACCGCCAATCGCATCAATCAATTCCCTTGTAATAAAATTATCACCAAAGGGGGTATGAGTTTTATGTACTCCGTCAACTAATTGTGGTAGTTCCTCAACGCAATGTATTCCAATAATGCCTGTTTTTGACACACGTTTTGCAAACATAACCCAATTTGACAACCAATTTTGTGGCAGCAATATATCATTTGCTAATAAACAAACGCCGTCATATTGTTTTGTAATTTTAAAACCTGCATTAACTCCCGCGCCTATCCCCCTTTTAGTTTTTGATAAATCATAACCTGTAAAGGGATATTTAAAATTTACTTGCTCGCTTCCGTTATCTATTAAATAACAGTCAGCATCATATCCAGAATTAAAAAAGTTCTGGTCTATTATTCGCTGCGTTAAATCGTTTCTATTTTGGGTTAATAAGAGTACGGCTATATTCATTTGTTCCTATTTTTCTTGCAGGCACGCCCGCGTATTTACTAAATTCTTCAGAAGTACCTTTAAAAAAAGCGCTTGCACCAATCATACAACCCTGTTCAATTATACTAAACTGATGCAGAACGGCATTCAATCCTATGTTTGAATATTGTTTAATAACTGTATGTCCGCCTATCTTAGCGCCGCAGCTTATTGTAACATTTGAATAGATCAGACAATCGTGTCCAATATGCGCGTGCTTCATAATAAAACAATTATCCCCTATTGTTGTTATATCTTTTGTTCCTGCATCTATTGTAACTAATCCTGTAATAATATTATTATTGCCAATAGTTACTAAGCCTCTTTTTATTTGACCTTTCTGGATAATTTTTAAAGTTCCATAATCTTTTATTTGTTCTTCATATTCCCAATACTTTTTATGCTCTGCGGGATCGCCAATAATACAATAAGCGCCAATATAATTATTGTCGCCTAAGATAACATTTTCGCCAATGATGGCGGTGGGGTGTATAAAGTTTGCCATTGTTATTGTTTTTCAAACCATTTATATAATCTCATTATCATTTCAAATTTACAAGAACCGCACCACACAGATACAATAAAATTAGCATCTAAGTAAGTTCTGTAAATATGCTCATACATTTTTAGGTCATTCAATTCAAGGTTTCTAATAAAACCATTCTTCGCACTTTCAAAATTACTAATATTAGCAATTAGCCATTCTTTATGCTCTTGTTTTATTTCCATAGCTTCCAGATTAATTTAGAAACAATAGGCGCTAAGAAACCTGCTATAAACATTGTTGACGTAATATGTTGGATTAATTCAGGTAGGAAATAGTGTATTGGTGCAATCCACGCAGCCAAGCAACTTCCGCAATTAAAGGGCTTGTAATTAACTCCCCATTTAATCGGTAGGTTATGAATCTCAGTAAAAAATAATGATGCACAGATAGCAGTTAAAATTGATAAAATCATTTTCTAATATTTGTTTTCATTTGTTTTTTGGTTTTATTTATCGTCCTAACTATTGACATATAAGGAATGCCTGTTTTTCTACTTAACTCCTTTGCATTCTTTTTAAAATCAATAGCATATAGTTTTAAAATCTCTTTGTTATACCAATGCAGCCCTTCCAGATTCTTTTCAAGTTTATCAACTAAATCTGATTTGTCAAAATTAACTTCTGCTTCGGTATCATTATCAACGTACTCTGTATAATTTCTATAACTCTTATAAAAATTACTTCTGTCGCTTTTAATCATATTTAGCATTACTCGTACTATATAAAATTTAAGTTCATTCCTTTCATACATTCCAATTAACTTATCCTCATTCATTTCGCAAAGAACTAAAAAAACTTCTGCCTTCAGGTCATATTGCAATTCCTCTGGATGCATCTTAGCAAAGGCGTCATTAACTTCTTTTAAAGTCCAATACTCGGCTAAAATTTTATTTTTGACCATTCAATCAATGCGGGTTTGTTTTCTATTTCGGTACAAATATAAACAATTCCTCCACATTGATAAATATCTTTTAAACGATCCTTTTGCTCTGGGCTTAATTTATCCCCTATCTTTTTAATCTCAACGGCTACATAAGTACCCTTTTCCGTGTACCCTTGCAAGTCAGCCCATCCTTTTTGAATAGTTCCTTTTCGCTTGCCAAAGGGTATATTGTTAACTCTATTTAAGCGCCAACCAATTAATTCAAGATTCTTTTTTGCCCACTTCGTTAGGTCGTTTGCTGATATATCCATTTATTTTGTTATAAAATTCTTTGTGAAATAATAATCTATTTAGCTTTGGTTTAACCTCTGTATATGAAGCATAAAAGTCAATAAAGTTATCTGTATAACAATACTTTCGTGTTCCGTAATAGGTGTATTTAACCTGGTATATTTTCATAATTAACTTGTACAAGAACAATTAAACGCAGGATTCAGGTCTGAAAGGTCTTGCCCTTTGAATAAATCGTTTTGTGCATAATTTAGTAATTGTTTATAAGTTATGTCTTCAAAGTAAGTATGTCCCTTCCCTATACTTTTGCTTAATTCTTCATCCTCAATCCAATCTTTTGCTAACTCTGGGTAACTACGCATTATGTTTATTATTGCATTTTTGCCTTTAAGAAAACATAAAGTACAATTACCTAATATTGCAGGGATTTCTAAGGTGTAATTCTTTTTACTCCAATATTCATTTACTTGTGCTTTATCAATACCGGCTTCATATAAAGGAAACTTTGGGTATATATAATTTACAAATGAATTATATTTTTTCACTCTGCGTTCTTCATCTGCCCTAAATCCTACAAGCCATTCATAGTTTTGTTTACCATAATTTGCTCTAAGCCACCTTTTAGCAGTCTTAATTTTAAGTTCAACAGTACAAATTCTTTTAACTCTATTAGGTATATTTTTAAATTTTTTGTGTTCTAACATACCCCTAAAGCCACCTTCATAAGATATTCTAATTACAGGGATATTTTCGTGGGCTTCAAAGTCATTAATAAATTTATATGTTTTATCGTGTTCCCTTCCTGTATCTGCAAATATAACCAAGTCGCCTTCACGATAGTTCATTATTGTCATTAATGCACTTGTTTTTCCACCACTAAAATTAATTACTCTTTGCATTTTCAAAATACTTGACAAGGGCTAATTTTTTACATTGTAATTCAATAAAGTCTTCATCCTTAATTTGCTTACTAAAATCCTTTGCATCCTTTGGGTGCATTCTATTTAGCCTATATAAATTGTCATCACTTACTACCTTAATAGTATCCATTATCTGCTCATTTGTAAAAGTTATCTTACCTTGTTTCAACAGGATCATAAAAACTTTATCAGCATTAAATAGCCTATTGAAGTCCTCACGCTTGCCAGATATCCATTCCTGTTTTGTAAACTCAACAATTTCATCTTCAGTTAATTGCTTAACCGGTTCTTCGGGTGGCGGTGGGATATTTTTGCGCACTTGGTTAGCTTTTGATTTATAGGCATTCATTATGCCTGATATGTATTTTGGGCTGAACTTTTCGTAATGTTCAATATTGCATTCAAACTTTCCCTGTACTGCCATCTTAAAAGCTATACGCATTTCCTGTATTGTAAAAAACGGGTAGGTCGTTCGTATGTAATCTTCAATCACTTCTAATTCTGTTACATCTGGTAGCCGCGTTAATCCAATAAGCGTAAATATGTAAGCTAAGTTTTCTCTAAGCGTTACAGGGCTAATAAGGTTTAGCTTATCCCCCTTAAAGGCTTCAATGATAGGCAGGTCTTCCTTAGCGATTAACCCACTTTGCAAGGTCGTCCATTCGTTTGCGACTTGCGGCAGTTGGGTCAGTATTTTTTGAATTTCCATATTTATTTTTATTTTGTAACCAAGTATTTACACGGCGTTTAATATCAAAAAACTTTTCTGCTTCATAGCGTAATTTACCGCTTTTTGATGGTTCTGTCCAATAATCAATAAATTCCTGATACGATTCACTTAATAAATTTTTAAAAGGTTCTATATTATTTATAAATATATCTTTATTTACACTTATAGTTTCAGTTTCAGTTTCCATATGCTTAGGCATATGCTTAGCAAGTGCTTCGCTTATGCTATCTGTTTTTACTGATTTAGCGTTATTTCGCCTACTTTCTGTAAATTTTGACCTTCTAATTGCTTCGTCATACATTCTATTGTTGATAAAAAAGCCGTCAAGTTGCTCAAATTTTTCCCATATATCTGCATCATATGCTTGACATATGCTAAGCATATCCTTTTCGGTTAGCTTACCTTTCTGGTGTTGTAAACATAATAAGCGAATGTACTTGCCAACTTGCTCATTGGTCATTGTGAAAGTGCCACTTAAAAAATCACTTGTATAAAATAGCACGGCGGGGTCTTTTGACATAAATTAAAAATGGATCGCAGGCTCACAGATAATGGTACTATCTGCTTGCCCTTGATCCAATATATTTAAACTACGTTGTACCATAACGTTTTCTTTATTCTTTTACAAATTTACTAAAATTTTCAATCTCTTTCTCTATTTCCTCAACTTTTTCTTTATACCATTCTTCGGTTTCTATTAGGTTTTCAGCCGTTTTTATGTTATAAATAACTGTTGTATGGTCGCCAACGCCTATCAATTTAGCTATTTCGTTTAGGGATAATTGAGTGTATTTTTTCAGAATATAAGCCGCCGCCTTGCGTCCAAAAATTACGCTCTGGCTTCGGTTCTTAATCTGGATATTAGTATCAAATACATCCTCAACTAATTCAACTAATCTATGCGGCATAATGGTTGTAGAAATTGATCCTATTGCAAGCTCGTCTGTTATCAAATTATTTTTTACTAATTCTTTATGAAACATACGCAAACTTCTTAATTGATCTTTGTAACATTGTATTAAATTGTTATTAAATTCCATAGCTTAAAATAAATCGTCATCTGTTAATGATTTAGTTTCCTGTACTTGCCCTGTTGGTGCTACATAATTGTCCTCATAAATTTTATAGTCAGGCTGCGAATTTTTATCCTTGTAGGAATTAACCCACATATTGTAGCGTTGACCATTGATTGTAAATTTAATTACTTCTTTGCCGTCCTTAGTCTTGTTTATCCAAGCGCCGAACGATTCTTTTTTTACTTCTGTCATTTTATATTTGGTTTGTGGATTCTTCTGAACCCTGATTAAAAAATACTGCTTTAAATTCTGAATGCTTTTCCCAATGGTTTATAAAGGTAAGCAATTCTTTGTATGCTTCCT